GATGACCTTCACGCAGCCGCGGGTTGACGAGAACAAGCAGCCCTCCACGCTGATCTGAGCAGCCTTTCCGATGTTGAGGATGCCGCACGTCGGTGTGCCTCCCCCGGCGTACGTGAACTCTCCGTAGCCGCCGATCGTGCAGGCGACCGCGGTGTTCGCTCCCTGCGCACCGTTGTCGAAGATGCCGCAGTTGACGTTGCCGGCAGCGCCGGTGTAGCTGACCTTCGCCCCCGGGTAGAAGTAGTAGTTGACGTTGTTCTTCAGCAGGTTGTTCTCGTCGTACGTGCCAGGACCGACGAGGATAGTGTCGTAGGAGATCGCGACCCCCTTTGCCGCGGCGATCGTGCTGTACGAGTTCCACGTCGATCCGGAAACGACCACGACCTGGTCGGGCGTGAAGCCCGCCGCACCGCCTCCGCCGTAGTGTTGGGGATTTCCGTAGCCGTATTCCATGGTCAGTCGTCGTCGCCCTCAACGAGGGTTGCTGCGAGGAGGGAACTCGTGAGCGTGCCGTTGCCCACGGCCTGGATCTTCACGAGCTTGGCTGTGTGGGGCAGACGGATGCGCGCGCCGATGGCTGCCGTGCCCCAGTCGGCAGGCAGGTACGTGAAGATGGCTGGGTAGGCGGTAATGACGCCGCTGCCGGACGTCGACTCCTCCTTCTGCAGGTACTCGAAGGTGGTGCCGTCCTCGGAGAACAGCACCTTGACCTGGAGCGAGGTCAGGGACGCGAGCGTGAACTGGAGCGCGATGTCCATGCGCCCGGTGTTCCCAGTCTGCGCGGTGCTACTCGAGACGTAGGAGTTCGTCAGGGTCGTCGAGGCCCGGAGGACGCTGGATTCGATGTCGGCCATGGGGAGGGTGGTTCGGTACGCAGGCCGAGGGGCGACGCGACGTCACCCCCCGTGAGCGGATCGGACCTAGAAGGCCTGGGAGACGAGCACCGAGATCGTGGCGATGCCGGCCGTGGCAGCGCTCAGGTTCGCCACCGTCGAGACGGCAGCTACCTTGATGGCGGTCGCAGCGGTCAGGCTCTCCATGCCGACGGTCGTCGAGAGCTGGAAGACGGTCGCGCCTGGCGCCTGGAGCACGTCGTAGGCCGCGGCGTACTTCGCCAGCGTGCCGGTGATGCCGACCGAGAGCGTGTACGTGGCGATTGCGCCACCCGCAAAGGAGGCGACGGGCTCGATCTTCACGGCGTGGATGACCTCGTTCGCGCCGAGGTTGAAGAGCGTGATGTTGTTCGTGAGGCCAGCAGTCGCGAGCTGGGCGTACGTGACGGTGAACGGCAGCCAGACAGGCGAGACGCGCTGCCCGTCCTTCTGGTTCTCGACCTGGGTGGTGTTAGCCATGCGGGGAGGGGTTGGTGTGGGGGTTCGGTCTGAGGGTGAGGCGCGTGGCAAGAACGGTCAACGGCCTCCTAAACCCCGGACCGCCCGTTCCGAGTAGGGGCGTCGGACGGGCTCGGTCCGGACTGGTGTTTCGTAGCGGATCGGCGACCCTTCTTACGGGACGTTGTTGATGGCCGAGCCCGGCGGACTCCCCGAGGTCTTTGCCTCCAGGAGCTGTTGGGATACCTCGCCGGTCTTCCTCTTGACCTTCCGGGACGGTATGGCAGGTCCTCGAGCGGACTTCCCGTTGTGCTGGTTCGGTGTCGTCGTGGACGGGAACATCCACTCGGCCGCCTTCGGGCCGGTGAGGAACCGGACGACGAGGCCGATCATGCCGAGCAGGCCGCTCATCCCGAGTAGTTGGGGGACCCAGGGCGGGACGACGTAGCCTTTCCAGATCACCGGAGCGACCAGGACGAAGGCGAGCAGGGTCATCGCCGCCACGGTCAGCGCGGCGACGCACCGGAAGATGGTTTCGACCATCTCGCGGCGCCGCTCCTGGTCGTCGAGCCTGATCGCCGCATCGACGAGCGGTGGGACGACCTCCTGGAGGTCGGTGAGCTCCGGTTGGTCAGCGTCGGGGGTGTAGGTCTTGATGTCGTCTAGGAGTCGTCTTAGGGGCGAGTCCGGTTGTTGGTTGGGCATGGGCGCGTTCTCCTCGTGCTCTGAGAGCTCGCGCCCGCAGGGTCGGTGGTCGACCCTACGAGCGCGTGGTTACGGCTGGTGTTCGGATAGGCACCGCAACGTTGGCGGCGAAAGGGTTGAAGGTCTGCGGGTCTCTGTTCTTGGCGATGATCTCGTTCCCCTTCTCGTACTCCTGGACCACCCAGAGGTAGGTGCGAAGGGCGTCTCTCAGAACCTCGGCGTACGTGTCCCGACCGGTCTTGGTCTTCAGGGTCTCGAGCGTGTCGGATAGCCGCTCGTTCACGACAAACTGAAACTTTTTCGTCATTGAAGTCTTCCTTATTTCTGTAGCTTGGCGGTGCCTGTCGAGGCGTGCCGGCGGTGTTGCATGGGGCGGTGCGCGCGCCTTCTGGTTCACATCGTGTTTCACTTCGCTTCTCCTCCTTGAGGTACCGGGAATCCATCACGGCCATGAGCTGCCGAATCGAGTCGGTCCTCGGATCAGTGGTGTTCCCTTCATCTTTCGCCTCCAGATGGGTGGCTGAGCTGCGCCCGATGAGGAGGACGTCCTGTCTCCCCCAGGTCGCATGCTGCTGGTGCCACATCCCATCCATCGATGATGAGGATACCATCAGTACGGTATCCGTCAAGGAGAATCCACACGGGGGATCATCCGCTCGCGGTGGTGGAGGCGTACGTCTCCGCAAGCGATTGAAAATAAGTGGCTTAGGTCGCCAGGTTCCTGACGACGTTCTTCACCTTGCGCTGGGCGTCGACGTAGTCCTGCATCTCGGAGTTGAGGTACTCCTGCTCGATCTCGTGGAACTTCTCGGACGTGATCTTCGGAAAGCCGAAGAAGATGCGCTTACGGCCGAGCTCATCCGCGACGCGGTACGTGAAGAACACCCCCTTGAAGATCAGGTAGGCAGCGAGGTTCGAGTCGGGCGTCTCGGGGGTGGTCATGCTCGTGGGGTCAGGTGTGTGGCGGTGTCGAGGCCGAGGCGGACGGCGGGGTGGGTCGAGGCGCCGTAGGCGGCCTTCGCGCTCGCGACCTGCTCCTCCCACCCGAAACGCGCGAGCGCGCCCCGGAGCCAGCCGTCGGGACCCGCGGGGAACTCGCTGAACTCGCTCAGGGCGATCAGCTTCAGGTCCATGCCTTCAGCGAGGCGGTAGCACGCCCAAACGACGGGCCGGCGAGGGTCCGTCGAGTGCGCCCGGACGAGGACGCCGAGGCGAGGGTGGATGGCGCGCAGGGCGCGCGCGTAGCGTTCAGTGATCTGCATGGCACATGGAAGGGATGGAAGGGCTACTTGCCCTTCCCCTTCTTCTCCGCGGGCGTCTCGTTGCCGCCGACGCTCCCGGCGCTCTTCCCGGTCTCCTTCTGCTTCTCCGCCCAGAGGGCGTCGCAGTTGTCGTTGCGCACGTCCGTGACCTCGACGAAGCCTAGGTACGTCCAGCCGGCGGCCCAGTCCTTGGTGCCGCTCTCGCTCACGACCTTGTAGTGCTCGGCCTCGGCCTCGGTGTGCCACGACTCGATGCCTCCGCCGTTGCGCAGGCGCAGCATCTTCGTGGGCTGTTGCTCGGTCTCCATATGGGTGGTGTGGGTGAAGTGACGGGGACGGGACGAGCGGGGAGTCTCCTCCCCGCCCGGATCCATCCCAGGAACTCAGGCGCCGTACACGTACAGGCCCAGCGTCGCGCGGACGACCTTCACGCCGTAGAGCGCGTCGTAGGTCATGAGCGTGGCGAGGTCCTTCTGGCTCCAGCTCGAGGTGAAGCGGATGCCGAGGCCCGTCTGGGCGTCGGAGGCCACGGCACTGATCACGCCGCTGAACTCCGAGGACGGGCTGTACATCTCGGCCATGCCGATGGCCAGCGCGTCGCCGACGAAGGCGATGTTCTTGTCGCCACCGCCCGAGCGGCTGATGCCCTGGTCCAGGTAGACGTCGAAGCCGAACAGGCTGGTGAGCTTCGCGGTCTGGATGGCGTTGCCGTTCCCGATCGAGGCCGCCTGGACGAACATGGCCTGGCCCAGGAGGTCGCTCTTCGACTGCGAGCCGACCACGAGGGCGCGGTTCTGCAGGGGAGCCTTGGCGTCGTTCAGCTTCTTGTCGGCTGCGCGCAGGTTCGCCGGGGTGATGGCGACGCCCTGCGTGCCCTCCACCGTGCCGGTGAAGTTGGCCGCCTCGGCGATCAGGTCAGCGTCGATCTGCGTGGCGATCGACTTCACCGCAGCGTCGGTGAACGACTGCATCGTCGGGTCGTTCATCAGGCTCTTCGCGGCGTCCTCCACGGCGATGGAGGATTCGTAGTGCTTGTTCAGCACCAGCTGGACCTTCGAGAAGGTGGGCGTCTGGAGGGTGATCTCCGTCTGCACGGCCTTCGCGTTCGCCGTCACTGAGAGCGGCGAGAGGATGTTGATGGTGTCGCCCTTGTTGCGGGGCACGGGGTCCCAGCCACGGTTCACGAGGGCGGGGAGGACGAGGTTGTTCTGGAGCGCGATCAGGGCCTTCTGGGTCCAGGTCTGCGCGACCCAGTTGGCAACGGTCGTCAGGGAAGTGGTGTTGGCCACGGTAGGTTGGGGGTGTGTGTCGGTATTGGGGTCACCCGCTCTCGTTCAGCGCTCGGTTACTGCGTAATGCGTCCCTCCTTCGCGGCGAGGTCGATCGCGGCCTGATTGGCCTTGTAGAAGGCCGGGTCCTTGATCTGGGCTGCGGTGAAGGTCTGGGAGCCTGCGGGGGGTGGGGTCTGCGAGCCGGAGCCCGTCTTGCCCTCGTACTTGCCCTTCGCGAGCTCTGGGTTGTTCGCCAGGAAGGACGACACGAGGTCCTTCAGGCTGCGGGTGGGGTCTCCGTCGATGACGAGGTGACCGTTGTCGTCGACGGTGAACGTGTGGTCGGCCTTGAGGAGCAGGGCCAGGTGCTGGGCGTTCTTCGCGTCGATCGAGGCTTCGCGGAGCTTCTCGTCGATGGTGCGTGAGCGATCCTTGAGCTGGAACTCCTCGTTCTTGCGCTTCTCGGCGGCGATCTCGTCCTTGAGCTTCTGCACAGTGTCGATGTGCTGCTTCCGCTCGATGTCGATCACCTTCTCGAACTCGCCCTTCTCGAGGAGTCGAGCCTTCTCGCGTTCCTCTTTCTCGGCCTGGAGCTTGGCCTTCTCCTCTTCCGCCTGTCGCTTGAAGGCGGCCAGCTCGTCGTTCTGCTTCTGGAGTTCGGCCTGCTTCTTCTGTTCGCGGGCGACGCGCTCCTGCACGATGGCATCAATCCGCTTCTGTTCAGCATCAGCCGCGATCTCCGCTTCCGTCTTTTTCTCCCCGTCGGGAGCCTGCTTGTCCTTGTCTTCCACCACAGGGGGTGTCTGCGGGTCCGTCTGGGGAGCCGCGCCGGAGTGGTTCTCCGTGTTGGGGGTCGTCATAGTTGGGGTGTGTGAGTGGCCGTTTTACGCCCGTCGGCGCGCAGCGAGGTACCTGCCGCTGCGAGTCAGTTGTGTGTCGGTGTCGGTGTACTCGGCTGGTCTTCCCAGCCGTCCGGTGTGTCAACGGTCCCGACGTCGCCGACCTGTCGTCGTGCGTACCTTCAAACGTGGCTGCTTTTCCGTCAACAGCTCCCGCGGGAGCGGGTGCAGGGCCGCGAAGACCGCGGCGAGCGTCTCGGCCACGACCTCGCTCGCGTGCTTCAGCGAATTGTCGAGCGCGTCGCGTTCGGTCGGTCGCAGGTGCGCCTCCATCGCGGGGGGGATCGTCTTGAAGTCCGGCATCGTGAGGATGTGGGCGAACTCATGCAGGAGGCTCCGGTAGAAGTCGTGGTCGCTGAGCGCCATCGCGCGCTTGTAGATCATCAGCTCGAAGGAGGAGCGGGACATCCACTCGTTCGCACCGATGACCGCCATCATCGCGTGGCTGTCGTCGTCGGCGCAGTCGAGGAAGTAGACGTCGATGTGTGCCGTGCTCAGAAGGAGCGCCCAGCGCAAGTGCTCGATGAGGCGCAGGGCGACGAGCTTCGTCATCCCTTCGCGGCGACGATCTCCTTCGGGCCGCGCGCCGCGACCGCGTCTTGGACGGCCAGGAGTAGCTCCTGGGTGCCACCGCGGCTCCCTCCCAGCTTGGCGGCGGTGCGCTGGTAAACGTCCTGGAACATCGAGCGAATGAAGCTCCGAAGGACCTCCTGCTGCTTCAGGGCCGACCGTTGCTGCCGGGAGACCTGTCGAACGGCGATCGCCTCGACCTGGGAGAGGGTGTCACCGAGGGAGACAAGGGCTGTGATCTTAGTGGGGTCGGACATTGGATGGGGGGTGTGATGGGATCGTGGCGAGTCGGGGCGCGCGGATCAAGCGGTCACTGCGGGCCGTAGAACTTCGTGGCCAGGGCGGCAATGTCCTGCCCACCAGCGCCGCCGTTCAGCGCCTTCTCGATGATCCCGGCGAGGGCTGCCTTGCGGTCGGTGGCGTTGTCGAAGTCCGCAGCCCTCGCCGTGCTCTCCCGAGGGCTGGCAGCGCGCTCGACCTTCTCACCCTTCGGCGCGCTGTCTCCGTTCCGTGCCGCCATCTCCTCGCTTGGTGACAGGTACGAGATGTCGAGCCAGCACCGGCAGTTCACTTCGGAGAGGAGGTCCTGCGCCTCCGAGACGGGCCGCATCTCCAGCTCCTCGGCCAGGTCGTCGTCCGTGAACTCCTCGTCTTGAGCCGCGGCGTGCTCATCCCGCACGAGCTCGTCTTGCTGCGTCTGGTACGTGTAGATCGGGATGCGTCCGGTGTCCTCGTACACCTGCGCGCCGATCTCCTCTGCGACGCGGCCGTTGAAGCGCGTCGTCTCGGACACCACCAGGCGGCGAGCCATCGCGGCCGGTCCACCGTAGCCGTCCACGCCTTTGTAGAAGCGCAGGACCTGGCGAACCATCGCCTCTTGGTCCGCGCCCTTCCGGAGGCCGCGCACGAGGATGGCCCGCATCTGCTCCTTCTGCCGGCCGGTGATGAGCTTCACGCGCTCGGCGATCGTCGCACCGGCGTACCGGGTGCGCATGGCCTTCCCGACGAGGTCCGCGATGACGCGGCTCGTCCTCACGGCGTGGCATGGTCAGCCGTGGCCTTCGCGCTCCGGGTCAGGGCGGTCTCGACCGCGGCCAGGATCTCGGCCTCCTGCTGGTCGAGCAGCGCGTCCAACTTCTCGAGCAAGCCCGCGAGTGAACGGGTCGTGATGGGCTTGGTGGTCAGCTCGGCGATCAGCCCGTCCTGCGTCGCGCGCACGGCGTCATCCGCAGCGGCTTCCTGCTCGACGTAGGTCGCGAGCGTGCGGAGCCGGTAGTCACGGCTGCGGGGTCGGAGCGGCATTCGGAGGGGTGGTCATGGGGGCCGCGGCGGGCGGTGTCGCGTTCACGTTCACCGTGTCGCCTCGGCGTCCTTGAGGTGGGTCTGGATCTCCTTCACGAGGAGGCCGCCCTGGCCGACCTTCGCCGCGATCTCCGCGAAGATCGTCTCCTCATCCGCGTCCTCCAGGGACGGGAGGGCCTGCTTCACGATCTGCTCCTTCAGCTTCTGGTTGAACGTGTCCGAGATGTCCATCGTGAGCAGACTCAGGGTGTTCTCGATCTCCTGGTTGAAGTCGGTCACGCTGAAGCTGTCCGGGTACTCGGTCGTGACGGGGACCGTGTCGATCGTGGACGAGTCATCACCCCAGAGGTTCACCAGATTCAGGATGCGGCGCTCGCCGTCCTCCAGGTTGCGGGCGATGGAGGAGAAGACGGCCTCGGCCTCGATGAACTCGTAGGCGCGGGCCATGCCGCTCTCGCCCTTCGCAGACGCCGAGCGATCCTGCAGCTTCGCCAGGTCGATGATCTCCTTCGCAGACGACTCGATCATGCGCAGCAGGAAGTCCGCCGGCGGCATGGGCGGGCTGAGGTACGACGGCGCGCCGCCCTTCGTCGGGTCGAAGAAGACGCCGGTGCTCGTACCGAGCGTGGAGACGAGCTTCTTCACCGTGTCCACGGCCTTCGGATCGCCGGGGATGGGGATCGCCATGACGTTGAAGCACTGCAGGTACAGGAACTCGTCGAGCAGCGACCGGTAGTTGTAGATCGAGCGGTTGAGCGGTGCGATGTCCGAGACGATGGACAGGCCCAGCTCGCTCTTCACCGGATGGTCGAGCGGGGCGATGCGCTCCGCAGGGACGCGGCCGATGGTGTTCGGGCCGCCGTCGACCTGCACGCCATCCTCGTCGTAGAGCCGCCAGTCGCTCTCCGTCCAGATGCGGTAGCGCGGCCCGGCCTTGCCGCGGACGGTGTAGGGGTTCGACGTGTCGGGGGCGGGCTCCTGCAGGCGAATCCAGCGGTAGGAGCCGTCGGCGTTGAGCGACCAGTCCATAACGTTCGTCGGCGCGTAGACCGAGATGTACGGGCTGATTTGCTTGTCCTGCTCGTCGGCGCGGCTGAGCGCGTCACCCTCCGTGCGCTTGTTCAGGTCCACGAGCACCACGACGTGGCCCATCGTGAAGGCGAGCTTCGCGACTGACTCCGACATGACGCGGTCGAAGCTGTGCCCCTGGCGGTCAGCGTCGGAGAGGAACAGGTTGATCTTCTCGTCGTCGCTCGTCCGCAGGATCGGCTGCCGATAGATGAACGACTTGTAGATGTCGACGACCTTCCGCGTGTAGTTGTTGAAGACGGCCCTGTTCAGGCGGGCGGCGAAGCGCTTCGGATCCTCTCGGTCGTGGCTGAACAGGTAGCTGCCGCCGCGTGTGTAGTTCGTTCCGCCGAGGTAGGAGTCCAGGAAGAACTGCCAGTCAGCGGAGAACTCGTCGTAGAGCGGGTGGCGCTGTGCGAGGACCTGCTTCAGCGTGGGGTCTGCGGCCATGGGGATGGTGGTTCTCTCCGAGCGTCACGTCTGGAGGCCCAGCGGTCAACGCTTCAGATGCGGATTCCCTCGTAGTGCATGGGGCTCGAGCCTGGGGTCTCCGCCAGCTCCATCGCGTACGTGAAGCCGTCAACGGTGTCGTCGTGGGCGGGGCGCGTGAGCCCGTCGCGGGAGAAGCCGGTCAGCTCCTCGACCAGGGCGTGGTGGAGGTGCGTCTGGATCCGGACCTCCTTCCGCTCGAAGGCCGGCGCCCAGCGCTGCAGGCGGAGGACCTTGTCCTTCACTGGGTGGAGCGGGACGGTCGGGAGCGTCAGCCCCTGTGCCGTGCCGGCGTCGTCGAGGACCTGCTTCAGCGCCGCCTGGTACGCGACGTCCTCGATGCCGATTCCCATCACGCTGTCCGCGTTGGCTCGCGCCTTCCATCCCTGGTAGACCTGCAGGATCGTCTCCACCTGCGATCGGATCGTGAGCCGGTCGCGCACCACCTCCAGGACGAAGCGCGCGCCGGATGGGTGGGCGGCCAGGGCGAGGCAGACGAAGTAGTCGGCGGAGTCCTTCTGCGAGATGGCGGGGTCGACCGCGATCCAGAGCACGCACTCGGAGAGGGGAACCCGCAGCCCATCTCCGTCCGCCAGCCGGTCCACGAGCACGACGCCGTCCCGCGTCTCCTCGATCCGGAAGTCGATGATGCTCTCCGGGTCGACGATGCGGTTTCCGGCCGAGACGGCCTCCTGCTGGAACTCCATGCCGAAGGCGGTCGGCCCCATCTTCCGGCGCTCCGCGACGAGGTGCCCGTAGGGGTAGCGGTCGGGCCACAGGACCTCGGTGCCCGCGTCCATCGCGGCGCGGTTCTTCTCGTAGAACTCGAGGGCCTGCTCCTCGCCGTTCAGGCCGCCGCGGAGCGCCTCGTCCCAGATGGCGTGGAACTTCGCCCAGAGCTCCGGGTGCTCGGGCTGCTCCCGGATGATCGCCTTGCGCTTGATGACGTGGAACGAGCCGAGCTTCGCGGCCCGCTGCATCGAGGCGTCCTCGTGGAGGAGGGTGCCGACCCAGACGAAGCGGTGCCGCTTCGGGTTCTTCATCGGGAGCAGGTCGCGCGTGAACCAGTCCCACGTGTGGTCGCGCTGCGTCTTCGACTGGACGGCCTTCCGCTCCTCCAGGTCGTCGATCACGAACAGCGTCGGGCGCTGGTTGTTGTGCTTCAGGCCGCGGGTCGAGGCGCCGGCGGAGAGCGCGCGGATGGCCGACCCGTCCACGAACACGATCTCGTGGTCGTTGTGGCTCGCGACGCGCAGCTCGTGGCCGAAGTCCTCGTGGAGGTTCGCGTACTCCCCGGTCTCGTTCAGGATCGGGCGCTTCGTGTCCTCGAAGAGCTTCTTGACCTGCGTGTCGGTCTCGCCGGTGATGACGATGAAGGGCTCGCCGTTCAGCTTCCGCCAGGTCGGGAAAATGGTGGTGGCCTTGGACGACTTGCTGTCCCCGCGTGGCCAGTAGACGAGGACGTAGCCGGTCCCCTCGAACACCCCGTCCATCCCCAGGTGGAACTCGGGCACGGGCCCGGGGACCACAGGCTCCATGTGGTAGCTCGAGAAGAACGAGAGCGACTTCAGGCCGAGGTCGCGGGTGTAGGACGAGGCGTCGCCGACGGTCAGCGTCGGGGAGGGGCGGGTCGGCATCAGGACATGGGGTTCGCCCTCAGCTTCAGGGAGACGCGCGAGACCGTCGAGGCGCTACACTCCGGGGAACCCCGGCACGAACGAGCATCGGATCCCTGCTGGTGCTCCACCGTGTAGCGGAGCGTGTGGCTCCCGCGCCGGGCGTCCGAAGGAGCGAACATGGCCACTGCGGAAGCCAACAAGGCGAACCCTGTCTACGGGCTTGGGCGGAGCGTCGCGACGAAGCACCTCCTCCTCAACGGGAAACCCTGCGTCGACGCTGAGAAGCTCTTCCGGCTCGCGGCGGGCCTGGAGCGGCCGAGCAGCCTTGACGCGATCTCGTCTGCCCTCCGGGCGAAAAGCCTGGAGAAGGCGGCGCAGGCCAGGCGGCGGAACGTCACGACGAAGGAGGAGGTCGGGAAGGCTGTCGACGTCGCCGCGAACGTCACCGGCGGCATCCTGCAGATCGGTTGCGCCGCCTTCTTCCTGATCATCATCGCCGCCTGGGGCGTGCAGCTGATCATGGGGAGGGACCTCCAACTCCTCGGCTGGTTCCTCGTCGGCGGCGTGATTCTCGCGATCGCGCTCCTCCTCAAGAAGAGCGGCGTGTTCGATGCGCTCTCGTCGGGAACGGACCTCACGAACATCGTGAGGGAGCAGGTCCTCGCCTTCGGGGAGGCCCGTGACAGGATCCAGCAAGAGATCGCACAGCGACTTCGCACGGAGCTTGGGAGCGTCGTCCAGCAGCAGATCGCACTCCAAAAGAAGATCTCGGTGAATCGCGCGAACCCCGATCCGGGAGCGAAGCTGCTCGCCGAACAGGACGAGGTGGCACTCAGCCTCCTCCGGCATCAGACGTCGTCCGCCGCCGAGGCAGTCGACTATGGGGCGAGAGACGGGTACGAGGAGTTCGCCGAGGCCGTGATGCCTCTCTACTACGCCGCCATCTCAGCGGCGGGACGCCGCAAGGAGGTGATCCGCGGGAGTGAGCCGGGCTACAAGGACACCCAGGACGAGGTCGAGCGGATCGAGGCGGAAATCACGACGATGCGGCTCATCCAGACCAGCGGCGCGAACGATGCCGAGATCGAACGGCTGAGGGCGCGGCAGGACGAGATCAGACGGAGAGCCGAATCGAGGCTGCGCCCGTCTGGAACGCCCCAGGCGTCCCGTCAGCTGGACGCGTGGCTCCGGGAACTCGATGGCCTGGAGCGGGCAATCCTCGACCACTGCGGATTCACATCTGACGCAAAGGAGAGCGCCATCGTCAGGTGGCGCACGCTCGGTGACCAGATCGCGCGGGACCGCACGCCGAAGGGGACCGGCGCGCCGACGACCGTCGCCGAGAAGACGGCCTCGATGCAGGTCAACCCGTTCTACGCGCTCGTCCT